CATTTAGAGGCAATGTTGGAACTCAATTCTTGCCACAAAACAATAAGTAATTTATTATTCCCACATGCAATTAGTTGATTTAAAGTTTCGTCCAGGCATTGATAAGCAAGATACTGCATATTCTGCTGGGGATGAGCGTAAATATGTAGACTCAGATTTTGTTAGATTTCACTACGGTAAACCTGAAAGATGGGGTGGCTGGACAAACTTACCAAACCCTAATGTAACAGTTGTAGGTGTTGTAAGAGACACACATTCTTGGATAGGATTGGATGGAACAAGGTATTTAGCTTTAGGCACAGATAGAAAATTATATATTTTTTCTGAGGGTAAAGTTTATGATATTACACCCATAAGAGTTACAGATAGTCTTACTAACCCTTTTGCAACATCAAGTGGTTCTTCTACCGTAACTGTAACTGATGCATCTCATGGCGCAGAAGTTGGAGCGTTTGTTACTTTTGACAACGGTTCGGCTACAAACGTGGTTGATGGTATAGATTTTAATAGTGAGTTTGAAGTCTTAACAGTTCCATCAGCTAATACTTACACAATTAATGCTGGTACAAATGCATCTGGCACCACAGCAGCTGGAGGCGGATCAACAGATGCAAGTTATCAAATTAATCCTGGTCCAACCTCGTCTACTTATGGTTATGGTTGGGGTACAGAAACTTGGGGTGCTAGCACATGGGACGAACCGAGATCCTCTTCTAATGTAGTAGTGGCAGGTAGAAACTGGTCTTTAGACAACTTTGGTGAAGACTTAATAGCAACTGTATTAGACGGTGGTACTTTTATTTGGGATACATCAGGGGGATTAGCTGCAAGAGCGACAGCTTTATCAAATGCTCCAACAGCATCTAGGTTTAGTATAGTTTCAACAGATACAAGACATTTATTAATATTTGGCACAGAGACAACCATAGGCAACACAGCTACACAAGATGATCTACTATTTAGATTCTCAGATAGAGAAGATGCAACAGACTATACTCCTGTTGCTACAAATGAAGCAGGGTCTTTAAGAATAACAGATGGTTCTAGAATTGTTGGCGCTGTTAAATCAACAGGTCAAATTCTAGTATGGACCGACACATCACTGCACGGAATTCAATTTGTCGGCACACCGTTTACATTTGGTCTTAGACAGCTTGGCGCAAACGCTGGCTTGATAGCTCAACATGCAGCTATAGAAGTAAACGGAGTAGCTTACTGGATGTCAGACAACGCATTTTATCTCTTCGACGGGGTTGTCAAAAAAATGCCTTGTTCAGTGCAAGATTATGTATTTGATGATTTAAGTTATACAAACAAAAATGATATTGCCGTTGGTTTAAATACAGCTTTTAATGAAATCATTTGGTATTACCCGTCTGCAAACGCTACACAAATAGACAGAGCTGTTGCTTACAACTATTTAGAAGGCACTTGGTATACAATAAATCTTGCAAGAACTACGTGGCTTGGTGCTTATGTTTACGAAAAACCAATAGCAACAGAATACAGTGCTTCTGCAACTGCAAACGCTACAACTATACTTGGTTTAACTGCTGGTGCTTCATCTATATTTGAACACGAATCTGGCAACAATCAAGCAGATGGCACAGCTATCACAGCGTTTCTAGAGACTGGATCTGTGGAGATAGCAGATGGTGATCAGCTCATGTCTGTAAATAAATTGGTGCCTGATTTTGATAATTTAGCAAATACCATGACTGCACAATTAACTTTAGAACAATACCCTCAGTCAGCATCAAATGTGCAAACAAGCGGAACAATAACAAGTACAACTGAAAAAATAAGCGTTAGGGGTAGAGGTAGAGCAGTTAAAATAAGATATACAACTAACACAGTAGATGATACACCTTGGAGACTTGGATCACAAAAAATAGAAATTAGACCAGACGGTAGAAGATAATGGCTAAAATAAATATTACTAGATTACCTAATGCTACGCAAGATTATGATCCTGCTCAGTTTGACCAAATGATAAGATTACTAGAACAGATAGTTTTTTTACTTAACACAAACTTTCAACAAGATTTAAAAGAAGAAACAGAATCGGAGACATTTTTCCTTGGCTAACACATTTAAAAGTTCAATGGTTGATCTAACATCTACAGATCTAACAACAATATTAACAGTGCCCACAGCTAATCCAGGTGCCACACCTCCTGTGCCACCTACAACTGATGTCGTCAAATCTATTTTAATTTGTAATGATTCTGGAAGTACGACACTAGTGGATTTAGAGGTAGTCAGATCATCTGCAACTTTTGAATTATTTAAAGCTAAAAGTGTTGCTACAAATACTACTACAGAATTATTATCTCAACCTCTTGTATTACAAGAGTCTGATGTATTAAAAGCACAAGCTAACGCTGCTAACCAGGTTCATGTAATTGTTAGTTTTATGGAAGTAACCAAAGGACAACTTTAATATTTGGAAGAAAGTATAAAAATTTTAAAATTACCAGGTGAAATTATCGATGAACTTGATAATTGGAAAAAAGCTTGTGATAAAATTAAAGATCACAAATTAAGTTATTTAAAATTACATGACAATATAGGTTCATCAACAAATTATTATCAAACAAGTATACCTGAAAATTTAGTCAGTTCTTCTTATTGGCTTGCTTACACATTACGATCATGTGCGGATTTATTTGGTGGTGATCACAGAGACTATTTTATTAGGAAATGGGATGGTCATTTTGATAATTATGATGTTTGGATAAATTATTCTTACAAAGGTAATTATAACCCATCACATCATCATAGTGGTTTTTTGTCTGGTGTCATTTATTTAAACAATCAAGATGATACAATTTTTACTGAAAGTAATTTTAGATTTAAAGGAGAAAAAGGTGACATGTTATTGTTTCCGTCTGCAACTCTTCATCAAGTAGATGCACAGGAAAAAGACTATGAAAGAATAACATTTGCTTTTAACATCAATAGGAGAGAAGAATGAATTTACAATCATTATTTATAACACCTGTCATGATGACAGAAGTCACGGGCCACGGTCACTTAATAGATCGACTTTATGAAATAAAAGCACAGGATGAAAAAGGCATGCCAAGATCAAATGTAGGAGGTTGGCACAGTAATGATGAGCTTTACAAAGATGAAGAGTTTAGAAGCACGGTTGGAGACATACTTCTAAAAGCTAAAGAGTGTTTTAATCATTTAGATGTGCAAGACAAGTATGTGCCTGAAATGACTGGGTTGTGGGGCATGATTAATCCTCCAGGATCTAGAAATAATGTGCACACACATCCTTACAATTATCTGTCTGGAGTATACTATCTAAAAACACCCCCTAAAAGCGGTAATTTAGTGTTTCTAGAGCCTAAACCACAGGCTGAGGTGTTATCACCCCCAAAGAAAAAAGATGCGTCTATACACCTGGCGCACAGCGTAGATTTTGAACCAAAAGAAAATACATTGATTTTTTTCCCATCATGGTTACAACATGAGGTTAAAATAAATAGCTCTAATGAAGATAGAGTTATTTTAAGTTTTAATATAAATTGGAGAGAAAATGCCGATAATTGAACCCGCTGAACAAATAGGGACAATAGAATTAGAAGATGGAAGAGTTGTTCCTAGATACAAAGTAAAAACTGAAACTACTCTTACTAACATGGATACAGGTCAAGAGTATGAGTCAGAAGAGGCTATGCAAGCTGACATAGATGATCCAAACACTTCAACAACTGCTGAAAAAATTAGAAGAGATGTCAAAGTATTTGCTCCATCATTGAAAGATATGCTTGGTCAAACACCAAAATAGTGTCCAAAGTATTTGTTCAAGAAAATTTTTTTAATAAAGATACTTATCAAAAAATTGTAAATGAAATGATAAGCGTTGAATATGAGGCGCCTGATTCAAAAAAAAGAAAAATATATGACGGATCTTACTGGCATACACATAATCTGCCTGATGGTTGCGAGGTACAAAAAGAAATAAAAAAATTAATACAAAAACACTTTAATTTTAAAATTTCTAGTTTTGTTTGTCCTTCATCTTACACTATGGTGGGAGCCACCGATAAACCAAGGCCACACACAGACGAAGATGTTGGATCACAGTTTCAATGTTTAATTTATATGTATGGACCTGAGTCCGTTAATAACGGCACAGGTTTTTATAAAGACAACGAATTAAGTATTCATGTGGGTTTTAAAAATAATAGAGCAATTTTTTTTTCATCTGATGTATGGCATACGCCCTTACAGTGGAATGGTAATGGTTCTTTTAGATACTCTATTTGTAATTTTTTTATGTAGTTTTTCTACACTCACAGTCATCTGGGCAGTGATTAGCCGCATCTTTCATGTGACGTTCAAAGTCCCTTTCCATAGCTAGTAGTCGTTCGTGGTATCTGCTCACCTTGTCAGCAAGGACAGCAATAGCTTTTAAATAATCTTGTTCGCTCATAT